CTATTGAAGCAGCCTGACCTTGGTAATCTCCGAATCAACCTTGCGGAACACTTCAAGGAGCCAAGGAGCATAATCATCCGGATGCTCTCCAGTCACAAGGTAGGCAGCATAGTCGCTTTCCAAGATTGACTTGTATGTATAGTAGTCGTCGATTGAGCGCGGATTTTCTGTCGCGTCCAAAACGAAACCTTGCGATAATCCTGAGAAGAACGGTATTCCCTCCTTCGTTCCGGCGAGCTGATCTATACTTGTGAGCGTTATGCTTCCGATTGTGCCGGTATATCCTGTTATGATTTGGTCCAGGCGCTTCGGAGACTTCATCCATTCAGGAACAAGCGGGAGGTTTACCGCAAAACCGGCAATAACCTTCGAGACTTCGGACGTATATTGATTGTATTGCAGTTCCGGGTGAGTAGCGCTTAACGTCTCATCCTTTGAGTTCAAGATCGGTATGCCGGTCCACTTCTTCCCGGTCGCGTCACGATACAGCGGCTCTAACAGGGCGGGCATCATGTCGGGTAAGAGCTGCGTGAAGGTTTCTCCGAGCCCATCAAAAGCAGTTGGATTGCGGTGATACGCCATATCGAAAAGACGTTCCGGAATAGCGCCGAAAATGACGCCGAGCTCCCAGGGGCGAGGTATGGGAAGGAAGAAGGTCGCGGTTTCAGGATTCCCGAGCGGGACGTTCCAGAAGAAATCCCTACGATACCAGGGCAGATCGTTGTAGTTTTCATTGTCGCGGCACATCCATGCAAGCAGCAGCGTCGGCAGGGTGATATACAGCAAAGACCGGAACACCGTTCGCCAGGCTTTTTCTTTTGTGCTGAACATGCGCGCAAGTTTATCCATGCCCTGCAGGTTTGAGTTCAGGAAGTTAATGATACGATTCGCGTTATACTTCCTAACCCATCTGCCCATCCGCTTAAAGTCTACGGAAAGGTCCCGCATTTGATATATTACTTTTTTCACTGTTTCTCGATCAAGTTCCATCTCCTCCGGATTAATTCCGAGTTCTTTCAGCGCCCTTTTCACATCACCGAGACGCCCGGCCATTTCTCCAATCTCTATAGCATCCTGCATTGTCCGAAGCGGGTGCTTAATTTTATTCCAATACCTTGCGGCCTTGCTCCGCCCCGAGAGGATATCTTCAATAGATTCCTGGGCGAATCTCCGGTCGTTTACGGTAAAGAAGTTCGTCGTGCCGCCGCTGCGCTGGACAAGGCGATACCATTCATCTTTTTGAAGCATGGAGATAAGGCCATCCAAGATGTTAATTGGATTCAGCCCAGATTCGGAGGCGATAAGGTTCTGAAGCGTATCGCGGGCGAGATTTCGGTATATGTAGCGCGGGGTAAAGAGAATTCCTGATCTCTGCAGCGTCGAGGCGGCAATCGCAACACGCAGGATGATGTTCCCGCTCCTTGGGGACACGTCCGTTAAGGCGAGATACAATTCATGATCGAGATCATATAGGACCGGCTCACCATCCATATAGATTACAACTTGATCTGTTCCAGCCATATAGTTCGGCTGAAATACACGGGCATGTACATCGAAGTCATTGTTTGTCAGGACGCCAAGCGCCTTTTCGATCTCTCCTTTCAGTTGAGACAGGTTGAAGGAGGTCATTTTGTATTTTGTCTTAGCTCTTGCCATGATGTTCCCGGCGCCCTCAGCTTTATCTGCCATTTCCGCCAGCTCAATGAGGATATAGTTCCTCTGTGCCGCGGAGAGGTACAGGAATATATTGTTGATATCGCTTTCGATGGGATTAATAATGTCCTCACCGCCGCCGCGAAGCTCATGAATTACTTTTTTGCTGCCGCCGATCGCCCGGCTTGAACCAGTGCGAAGGGAGACGCGCCCCATGGTTTCTTTTCTATATGTTCCGAGTATGCGCTGCAGGGGGGCATAGTTCTGATTTGCCGCCAAAATTTCATGGTATTTATCTTCCGATATAATCCCGCCCTCAACAAGCAGATGGAGGTTATTCGCGCGAAATTTCACCAGCTTTTCAAATGTCTCTTTGAATTGCGGATATTTTCTCTCCATTTCCGCGACGGTAGCCTCATAGGTTTCCTGTGAATCAGGCAGCTCCAAGCCCCTATTAAAATAATCCTCTGCACGGCGCGCGACATTGTAAACCGCAAAGTCCGAAAGCATTTCCTCGCTTCCGTTTACGGCTTTCAAAATATCGTAATAAGATTCACCTACGCGCTCGCCTTTTAGGTTAATTTGATAATGGCCTGGCTTCCCGTCCGGATTCAGAGAAAACAAGGCAGCGCCCTCATAGCCACGCATGGCAGAAAGTTCGTGTTTTATATGCTCCTGCGCTTCCGGCCCAGAAAGCTTCCCGGCAGCCCATTCAACCGGATAGGTCGTATCGACAAGACCGGCATACACTTTTCGGAATGTCGACCTGATATCAATGCCGGGGCCTTTTCTAACCTTGTCCCCTGGGAGAACAACGGAAGAACGGACACGGGCGGAAGGAGTGAGATTCGTCAAGTTCCAGATATCATCCTTCAGCTCGTTTATAGCTTTCATGATATTGTCCGGAAGCTTGCCGGTGATATGCTCATATGCCAGAGCAAATTCAGTCCGGAGTGTTTCTTCGTCTCCGGTAAGATACCGCCGCAGGAATTCCGCCACTCCCTCGCGGCGCTTCCGCGCCGGGGAATAGCTCTTGCGAGAGGTCGCAGCTCCAAGGGCTTCAAGCTGCTTATTTGTTGCCCTGTCTGCCGTTCCGCTGAGATTGAAAAGTTTGTCTAAGAAGTGCCCGGTTTCATGGGAGAGCGTCGGGATATCGTTCGCTTTCTTAATGCGAATCATATGGGTTTTACGATTGAATTCCCCAATGCGTCCGGCAGAAACGCGGTCCTTGCGAATAAATGCGTTGAGCTTGTCGGCAAAATCTGAAACAATCTCCGAGGCCCGCTTTGCTTCTCCGGAAGTGTTTTTCCCTGTCGCAGCGGGGAGCATGGGCATACCATATCCGGTAAGCCCATCTGTATTCCCCAACTTGTCTTTCTTCGGCCCGCGTGCATAAATCACTTTATCCTTTATCGTCAAATCGGAAAAATATTTCCTAATTTCCGGGATATAAGAGGACGTGAGCCTATTTTCCTGCCATCCTTTTGAAGTCTCTTTCCCGACGCCGCTGCCGTCGCCTTCATAGACAGTAATATAAACCGTCCCATCCGGCTTTACAGCGTCTACAGCGTTTGCAAGCACTTCGTTGCGCGCAGATTGCTCCCGAATAACATTGAGCACGTTGGAAATCGTAACGGTATCGCTCTGCCCTTCTTCGGTTGCGGCAGCCGCCATAGCGTTATGTTCCGGGCTTCTGTTATACGGGTCATAAATAAAGTTTTTCACATTCTGCGAGGCAAGAAAATCCGTCACGTTGTCAAATTTCCCGCCGCCGATATCCAGGTTTACGGTATACGGTTGGAAGCGAACCTTGCTGAACACGGCTGGAAGTCTGCTCGCGTTGATGGAAGTTTCATTGGATTTTATGTCCTGCTTTGTCGGGTCCGTGCTGATCTTTGCATCGTCCTCATCATCCGGAGAAATGAGCTTCTTCCGCACTTCCAGCACGGGGTTTAGTTCCATGATCTTAGAGATAATCGCTTTGCCCTTTTCCCCGGTTGGGATAAAGTAACGGTAATTGTAATTAATCCGCTCGGCAATGATGTCGGAGAAATTCCTGGCGATATACCATAGGTTTTGCCCGGTAATCTCAATTCGGTACTCTCCACTGACGCGCCGACGTTCCAGCTTCATCTTATCATCGCGTAGAACGGCAACATCCCCATTGTCCAGCACACGGGAGTACACAGCCTCCGGGGTAAATACTTCCTTTGTGCGGCTTGCGCCGAAGCTTTTCAGGATATCGTCAATCTGATCGGACCGGATAAGTCGCCCCAGGTACTGCTTACCGCTGCTCGTTATGATACGCATAACGCGAGTATTCTCCGTGGGGAGGCGGTTCCAGATAGGAAGCAGGGTCCCCGTCAGAAGATGTAGTTTCTGCTCATCGAATTCGGGAGCTTTCGAAATCTGATCCTCCCATGCTTCCCGCTCGTCCTCCTTGCTTATGGGGGTTGTTTTTGCGTCAAGCGTCTTTTGTATGTAGGTAGAATAAACTCCTAATATAGGCGCTTGCAAGCGGTATTGCCGGACTACTTCTCCCTTGTCCGTGGTCTTATTCGATATTTGATAAACCGCCCTCACTTCTCCGTTCTCCGTCCGGACAAGGCCCCTGTAATTATCCCGAAGTGTATTAAGCTGATCGAATTTGATGATATGAGGTTTCCGATATGCCGTAAGCTGCACATACTTCGTTTCCGCGCCGGTCTTATCGGTGCGAATAACTTTTTCATCCTGGACTTCAATTTTCTCCGCAACAAGGTTCTCGAGCCCCATGTCAACCGTGCCGGCGGCAATGGCGGCGTCCATGTTCTTTTCATATTCCGAGTAGAATTGATTGAATAATTCGTTCTGCTTGTCCACTTCGAGAGATAGAATCCGGTTCAGGAACATTCCCATATCGCGGATAGCATTCTCATCCGGCTTAAATGCCCCGTTCTGATCGTATATCTTTTCATAGAGGCCAAGCTTTTTGAGTGTATCTTGGTCAATCCATCTGTAGAAATATGCGAGGGTGTCTCTGGCAATGTCGCTTTCCAGATTGTCCTTCTGACTGAACACGCCGCTACCAGCCTGACGCTGCCCCCTAGTGAGCGCGCCAAGCTGATCGAGCCGTCTGGCGATTGTAGAGGTAAAACGCTTCTGCCCCATTATATCCGTAGTGACTAAGCGGAAAATCGGAGCCGATGCCTGATTGCTTCGGTGGGTTCTCCCGAATCCCTGCGTTGCGTTCGATGCGTTCCATCCGGGCTGCAATAGATAGTGAATCCGCTTTTGCTGGTTCTTTGCCCGCAGATCGGCATGATAACTCTTTCCGGTCCCGCCAGCATCTGAAAAGACAAGGATACGTTTCTTCCCATCCTGGAATAACTGCGCATCAGCCAGGCCGGAGCTGATGGACCGAGATTCAAGAACGCGCTTTATCTCCCCGCGCTCGTCCTTCTTCGGAACAATACGTCTGGTTCTTCCGGTGACTTCCGCAACCTCTTCCACGCCAAATGCGTCAAAGAGCATTTCCAGCGGACCGTCCGGAACCTTCATCTGCTGGAGTTCATCAATGAGAGCGTCGCGCATTCGCACGGCTTCTCGGCTGATAACCGGCTTGCCTTCCCCGTCCAACACCTGGCGTGAAAGCCGATTCCCGTGCTCGTCCTCGTATTCCTCATATTCGAAAGTAGGAAAACTGTGTTCCAAATATTGAATCAGGCCGTCGGTCGGCGTAAGGTCAACCGTTTCCAAGTCCTCTCCGGCCTCCTGCGCTTTCTCAATGCCGCGATCCGCCGCCGCCTGATTCGTGTTGACCAGCTGGATCACGCAGGAATTCCCGCTTGCCAGCTCCTTGCGAATGTCCTCGATCACGGAAGGCATGGACATGGAAGTAATGATCTGATTATAGAATCGCTGCTGTGTGCTATAAAAGGCGCTTCTTGCCGCCGACCTTGCCTGTCCATTCAAGTGCGCGCTCGTAACGGAAAGAGCGGCGTCCGTATTCTGCAAGACTTTCTGCCAAGCGCGGGAACAGGTATCATAGATCTCCTTCTGCATCGGTGTAAGCTCATGGGTGAGCGTATCATATCGAACATCGTCATAGGATATGCTGCGGGCCATGTATACGCCCATCGCCTTCATGTCGCGGGCTACCAGCTCCATTGCGGCAAGGCCACCGGAGCTGATTTTGTTGATGAAGTCGTTCACATCGTGGAATGCCGTTCCTGGTCCCCACAAACCAAGCCGGGTGAGATAGGCATAGCCGCGCACGTCCGTTGCGCCGGTGGCCGAAGCATAAACAACGCGTGCGTTCGGAAACATATCCTGCAGCTTAATCCCGGCAAGAGCCTTTGCAGCCGGTTTCGTTTTCCCCCGTTTTCCCTTTACGGAAATTGCATTGCCCATGTTGTGGGCTTCATCAAATACAAGAACGCCGTCGAAGTCCTTGCCGAGCCATTTTTCCAACTGCTGCAAACGGGATAGATCGTTCTTCTCCGTTGCCAGCGTTTGAAAAGGAGCAAAGATGATCCCTGTCTTTGCGTCGATGGGCTTCCCGAGCTTATATTTTTTGAGAGAAAGAACATCGGCTTTCGCTCCACCGATATCCACCCAATCCCGGATCGCATCCTCGTTCAGACTGTCATTCTTGGAAATCCAGACGGCCTTTTTCCTGCCCTGCCGGAAGTTATCCAGAATGATTCCCGCGACCTGCCGCCCTTTCCCAACGCCGGTTCCGTCCCCGATGAAATAGCCGCGCCGCTTCCCGTCCGGGAGCACCTGGGCATGACTTTGCCCCGCATAGACGATATTTTCAAGCTGCGCGTCCGATAGAGCGCCGCTGTCAATAAGGCTCTGCGGGAGGTTGGGTGTGTATGTGGGGTCGGGGGGATCAACCGCAGCCATAGCCGCGGATTCAACCAGCTTCGCGGGGTGCTTCTTCGCGCCCTTGATATGAACCTTTTTCGGGTAATAGGAGGAATAGACGTTATCCGGGTTGTCGGTCAGCTCTCGAACAGATAATGAGGCTCCAGATTCATTCCGTTGTAATTCAAGTTCTCCGCTGTCATTTCCAGAAATAGAACCATTGCGCTCTCCCAATTCTGATTTGCTGTCTTGAGCTGTTGCAACAATGCTTGTTTCGGATGTGGAAGGTACGGCTCCGCTGATTCCGTTACGTCCTCCGTCACCATTTTGAACATCTCCGGATTGTCCATCCCGGAGCTTACCGCCTCGTTCAGTACGTTTAATTGCTCCTGGTTCAGTTCCGTTTGTGCCGCCATCCCCACGATGCAATTCAGTCCCGCTTCCATCGCCTGAAGCAGATACAACTTGTTTTCCTGCACCTGTCCGCCCAGGGCTTCTTTCGCTGCCTGCGACAGGGGCATTTTGTTCAGCTCCTGAATCTGCTTTAACAACGCTGCGTCCATTTCTAATTCCCTCCAATACCTTCGGAATCTTATTCAAATCATCATAGGTTCCGGTAATTGTCTTTTCGGTGGTGGGGCCGGTCTTGTCGATCACAACCATCTGAACATCAAAACTGGTGCCGTACTTCTTGTAATTCTCCCCGTTAATCTGGATATTGGCGCGGACATTGTATTTCTTTTTCAGCCCCGCCCACCAATCTTTGAAATTGGCTGCATCTTCGGACATTCCCCGTCCGAGAATAGCGACAAGACGCCCATTGTCCTCCAACCTAGAAAGGGCCTGCTCGATGTGCCGCTTCGCATTTGCTGTGTTGTTGCTGGACAAGCGCCCTGCGGTCGAAGAGAACGGGGGATTCATCAGCACGACGGAGGGCTTCACGCTATCCGGAAGAAGGTTGTCAATCTGCTCCGCGTTGTGGTTAAATACGCCGTCAAAGCCCATAGATTTTAGCACTTCTAACCGGCGGGTGGAAAGCTCGTTTGCATAGACTTTCGCCCCCCATGCCTTTGGAAAAACAGCAAGGCCGCCGATTCCGGCGCTGGGCTCCAACACAGTATCCGAAGCGTTGATATTCGCTACCCACGCGGCAAGATACGCTATGTTTGGAGGCGTGGAAAATTGCTGGAATTGCTCCATTTCCGTTGTGCGCTTCGTCTGCGTAGGCAGCTTTGAAAGCATCTCATTCAGCGCTTTTATCGCCTTCTCAGCCTCTGATGCAACTCCGTTATATTTCACAGCGGCCTTTTCGAGGTACTTATTAACAGCCAGCTCCATTGCATCGTAGGCGTCCTTAACGGAATATGCGCCGCTTGCCATAGTCCCGCCGTATGCCTTATCCGCAATTTCAAAAAGCCGGGCGGGGGAAAATTCCTGTCCATTGCTGATATACTTATAGACCTCATTCGCAATTTGCTCATGAGGGGGCTTTGATTCATTTGTGGAAGATTCCTTTGTCGCAGCTATCGAAGCATCTTTTTTCCCAAGATTATAAAACTCTGTCTGCAGGAAGGGCGGGAAAGTAAAATCTCCATTGTCTTTCGGAACGTCAATTTCTCGGATACCGTTCTTCCCGGCATCATACCACTTCTCCGCGAAATGCTGGAACATCTGTCCTTCTTGCGTATCAAGCCCCACGTTTACCCATTCATTTGCGGCCCACTTTTTAAGCGCATTGGTAAACTTGGCGCCGCGCTTAACGGTGGCTGTGGACGTTTCTTTCTTCCGTCCGGAAACAATGGATTCCAGCTCGGAGATATAATTGTCATAATCCGCGAACATGCCTTCGAATCTTTCTCGTGCAAGCTCCGGATTTTGCCTATAAACGCCCCACACAATGGCGTTGATCTCATCAAGAACCGTGCGTTTTTGCGCATCGTTCAAGGGCATAAATCTGCTCTCACCAAACCGAACGGAAGAAATCAGGTTGATTAAGTCTGAAGTGTCTGTTTCCGCAACAAGCAGGCGATTTTCCATATCTGACAGGAACGATTCATATTCTTTTGAACCGCGCTGTTTCAGCGCGTGAACCTGCTCATGTGCCCCAACGGAAACAGCATCTTCTGCAGGTATCGCATCGGAAAGATAGATTTCCCCTCCTGATGTCAAGGCTAATGCAGTTGCATTTTGCTCCTTTAGGACGGAATCGCGAACAACAAATGCCTGAAAGGTATTAGTCCCGAAACTGGAGGCGGTGGAAAGCGCAGTTTCAGAACCGGAACCTGCTTGCGGGGTTACGGTTTTTCCTCTTGCCCATTCTGATCTCGGTTGCGCTTGCTCTCGCGTTGCATTTCTAATAACGCCTGTTTGGTTTCTTCCCGAAGCTCCGGAGGCGGGTCCTCTAATTTCCTCCCGTAATATACCTCCAGGAAGTGCTTGACCACCTCGTAGGCTCCGCCTCTCTTGCTGTCCTCCGCCATTGTCTAACCCTCCATCTCCAATTTGAGTAGGCTGGACCTCTGTTTCAATTGTAGCAGGACTACCAGTATCTTGCAACTGGTTTACATAAGTTTCATTCCCTGTCTTTGCGGAAACGTCGTTTTGTCCGGCAAAGTATGCGGCAGCCTGCTCCGCATCCGTGAAAGGATTCGGAAAAGGATTCTCCGGTATCTTATCCATGGGGAGGCCAACACGACCGGCTTTATAATACCGATCAAACTGCGCAATGTATTCGTCCGCAGGCATTCTTCCTGTGTTGTTTGTCTCAAACGCCTTAATCCCGCTCTCTCCGTATTCCGTCGTGCGCTCCATACTCGCGGGCTCATAGCTATGAGCGCTTGCAAGCGGAGCTGGCGGGACAACGGGAGTGGGTGATTGTACGGGTGCGGCAGCGGGAACAGGGACAATAGGAGGAGCGGAAGGGGCCGCTGGCGCAGAGGGAGGATTCGTCGCAGCGGGAGGCGGAGCGGAGGGCGACGGCTTCACAGGAACAACGGAGGTCACGGGTTCGGAAATACCGGACTTAATGATATTGATTTGCTCATCAACGGCATCCAGGGCAGACAGTATATCGTTGATGTACTTCTGCTGACCGACATAGCGGTTTTGGGCAATCGTGCTCCTGATATCTTTGTTGTATTTCAGAACATCGTCGAGGATAGCCATTTTCTCCGTAGAGCTCATGGCGTTGGAAAAGGTTTTTGCGTAATCTTCCTGCATCTTATTTACTGCGCGGTCGATATACGCCTTATTCGCCTTAGAAAGCTTTGCAACTTCGACGGAAGATGATAACGCGCCGAAAAGGAAAGCAATCCCGAGGTCCTTTGCAATCTGCTCACGGGAGGGGCGGTAATTTTCCGGGTACATGTAATATGTGGACGCGATATTGCCGCCGGCAAATGCCAGCGAGGAAATCCCCTGCCGTATCACTTCGGCGGGGATGTTGTTTTGCAAGCCAAATTTGAAAAGCACGGATTCTCCAATCTTCCCGACGACGGAGCCTGCAACGCTTCCCGCAACGCCGCCTAATGCGCTGATTCCGAATTGCGTGCCTGCTTCACCGACGCGCGCCCATCCCTCTTTTTCTGAATTCAGCCCGGCTTTCGCCCCGCCAAGTGTGCCGAAGGTTAAGGAGGAATTAATCGCACGCTGAACAAAAGGCTGCAATTTTGAAAAGCCTTTGATTGCGCCGGTAGCTCCCTTAACCGCGCCGCCAACGCCCATGAGCTGCGCAACGCCGCCGCCGATTTCACCGGCAGCATATGCGCCCGGCTGCGCTGCCCTCGTAGATTCAAGAAGATTCACAGCAGAGTATTTATCATCCGGGAATACTTGCGCCATTGCTTCGCTTGCATTTCGAGCCATCTTTTCAGCGCCGGGCATACTTCCAAAGAAACCTGCGGCAACGGCTGCACCGGGTCTATACTTCGTTTCCAGAATATCAGCAAGGGCATATCTCGCCTGCCGCTCCGGGTCCTTCTGATAATCCAGATTGAAAAGGTTCTTGATGTTCGTCAACCAATTATCCCGCAGGTTTTTGACGGCTTCTCTTGCTTCGTCCCTTTCCTCCGAAGAAAGCGTATGCTTTCCAGCGAGTTCTTCATAGCGGGAAAGGATGGTTGGCTCGATTGTGGTTATAGTGCGCTTCGGCGCAGACTGTCCCGCAGAAACGGGAGGCGCAGATGCTGGAATTCCCGTATCGGGAGAAATCATTTCAGTTGTGGGAGGGGCAATATTTGCGCCGCGGGACCGCGCTATATCCTGCCACGAGAGCGGGCCAGTCCCGTTCGATTGATTAGAAAGAGAACTGCCGGTTGTTCTTCTTAATCGGCTTTCTCTGATATCTTCCCATGCCTTAGCCATGTGTTATCCCTCCATTACTGTTTAAGGAGATATTGGAGTAAAGCAGAATCATTGGGGAGCTGACCGACAAGCCACTTGATTTCATCGTTTGTGAGCCAGTCGGCATTTTCCTGCAGCCATTTTTCAGGATCGCCGGAGTCCATCATCCCTTGATACAATGCTCCGTAGGTTTCGATCTCAGGTATGCTGTCTGAAAAGCCTGTCGAAACATCGGTAAGAAGCTGCTGGTAAGCATCTTTCCCCATACGAGAAATGAGATCGCTTTCCTGAGCGCTTAAATATCGAAGCATACCCTGAACGTCCATTTTCCCGCTCTGATACCTGTCTTTCAGGTAATCGGAGATGAATGTATATTCGGCGAGCTGTTCTGCAGATTGCCCGGTGTTTTGGGGCTGCTGTTTCTCATATTCAAATTTCTCGCGGTTGAGCGCCATTGCAGCTCGATCAAGCGAAAGCTGTGCAAGCTGATATTGGTAGTCCGTAGTCTTTAATCCAGGTTTAAGGCCAAGCACCGCAGCGCTTTCCTTATCCAGCGTGCCTGTGGTCCGCCATTTCGTCATAGCGCGCTCAAACGCGGTTGCGTCCTCATAGGCAGCACGATCAAGAGCGTCCTGTTCTTTCTGATATTCAAATTCCTGCTGCCATTTGTAATCGGAAACGGTATCGCGCTCTTTGCCATAATCAAATGTCTGCTGCCATTGTGAATCTCCCACGGTGTCGCGGTAACGGCTGTATTGAGATTCATCCAGTCCCTGCAGCAAGCCAAGCTTCGAAGCGTTTTGAGACTGCTCATTCATATATCGCTCATAGGCAAGCTGTTCAAGCTCCGGTATCCTATCGGAAAGGGCAGCCATGTATGCGTTGTTTGCCTGATTCGCCGCAGTCGCCGCATAGGAGCTTGCAATGCCTCCTGTGCGGGCGGAAACCTGCCCGATGGTATCTTTCATTGCCTGTTCCCCGAGCCTTGTGTATTGCTCCTTAAAGCGCTGATAGGTCTGGTCTGTTTCAGGGTCGTATGAGAACTTGCCTGGATTCAATATCTCTGAAAGCAGAGAATTGATCGCCCCGGAATAGGGGCTGACATAGGAGGATGTACCGGGAGCCGTGCCGCCCGCCGCCGCGGATACTTCTGGCTTTTTGTAATTTGCTATGTAATTGAGGGTCCGGTCGTGCAAATCATCGTAGGCGTACTCGCTCAATCCCGGCTCCGAAGTCGCCTTTTGTATGCGCAGCTTCAAGTTTTCCCCAACTTCTTCCGGGGAAGCTCCACTCTCCATAAGGTACTCTAAATATTCGCCGTAATCTTTATCCTTGTTGTATTCCTTGTCATATTTCGCTGCCATGCTTACCCCTCCTGTTTATGGGTTTTCGAGTGCGTCCACTCTGGCTTTTAAGCTGTCGATTTCGTTCTGCAGCGTTTTGATCTGTTCATTCCGTTCTTTGTCCCGCTTGGAAAAAGCGTATTCAAGCGCTTCATATGTGTAATACAAGTAATCCGATATGATCTTGATAGCCGATTTCGGATTTGTTCCATCCGGGGCAGGGGGCATTTTTGAGAACACAGACATAGGTTACGCCTCGCTTCCAATCATGAATTCGCGGACCATGCTGCTGACTACGCAGCCGCCTTTGCCGGAGAGCCGCACTTGGAATGAATCGCAGCGAATGGGAGGAATCGGGATAGTAATCGTCCTGGTATTCGCATTGCTCTCCGTCCAGACTTTCCGCCAGGGCCCGGTATCATATCTGATTTCCGCCTGCATCCAAGCACCCGCGCTTAATTCAACACGGAGATAGAGCTTGGAATAATACTTCCGACCAAGGGTTGTTTCGTTGAACGGCGCAAATTCGGCAGACCATTCAATGACCTCAGAGCCGTCATTGATCGCATAAATCTTTGTGCCGGAAATGAAATACAAAACGCCGTTCAAGCAAGCAAAGTCCAAAGCATGAGTATTATCTTCGCGCATCCAGATGTGATTCTGCGTGTCATAAACGAACATATGCCACGCGCCGGCGGAATCCTGCATGGAGACATAGTACAGAAAGCCATCGGCTCCCGCGATTGCCTTTGTATACCGTCGGGTCCCAAAGCAATCGCTTATCAGTTCAGGCACACCACCGGCATAGGCATAAATTCCGTTTCTGCCCTTGAAATACAGGACTTCGTTAATGATTCTGAGCGATTTATGGCTCCCTGCCTGAAGTCCCGTGACATTGTAGGTATACAGGTAATAGTCAGACGGCATAGAGCCGACGATCTTATGCAGGTAATCCTCTTTCCAAAAAAGCACGCTGTCGGAATATCCGCATATCCCGGTGAAATCACCTTCCGTCCCAACGGCAACTTGAAAGCTATCCGTGGATAGCCCCTCGAACACGTTGAAATTCGTCGGGTCGCCAAGGGCGGAGGCATAGATCACTCTCGCATTTACCGTTCTCTCGCCGTTTTCGTCGTGGATAATATTCTGCGTGGAATTGCTGACACCCCAAAGCCGGTTATTCCACTCACAAATAAAGTCCAGATTGGGGACGTTCTTTTCTATAACAACTTCCCCCAACTCTGTGCCTACACCTGTAAATGTTCCAGGGGCAAACGTAATGACATTTCCACTGACAGAAGTAATGACCGCGCTTTTATTGTTCGCCGTATAAGTTTCGCAGCCTGTAATGGATACCGCGTCACCGGGAGAGAAAATATCATCCAGCTCAAACACATTCGGCGTCCCAGCGTAATAACTGATCTGTGTTATGCGGGTACATGCAGCGGTCAATTCACCGCCATCCATAGTGAGGTAATATTTCCCGCAGCAGTCCACAATCCCATAAATCCTGTTTGTATTCAATGGGTCAGTGAATTGAGAAACACTCGGCGGCGGTTCAGTAATTCCTCGAAAAACAACCTGTACTGTGTTGTCCACTTTCGGAACAACATATTTCCCGGCAACAAGATTATCCAGGCTCGTCACCGTGGGAGTTGATGCGATTGTCCCGTCCGGATTCCACGAAATCGAATCGTAGGTAAGAATGTAAAAGGCTACGCCTGATGTGCTCGTCGGAGAGATATAAACCAATTTCTGCGACGCAACTCTTGAGCCAGCTCTCGGGACCTGAATCGTCAGCGTGTTATTGGTGAAATCAGTTCCGTTTGTTGCAGTCAGATTGTCCGAATATGTAAAGCCAAGGCCGCCGCGAGCGAGAGCTGTCATGCTGTGAATCTGCAAATCGTTGAGATCGAAATAGACCTTATCGGGCCAGATTACAAGCTTCGTATTCACAACGGCGAATTGCTTCTCCCCGGAAAGAACCTGACCGATCAAATTCCCATCGTAGTAGAAGTTCGTTCCATCAACTACGACCTGCTTTCCCCATGCGAATATAGCCGTAGGCGCGACATAATTACCGATCTCTTTTCGCGCCCCCCTGGTAGAAAGCACGGGGAAGCGGGCCGACGTAAGCCCTTTGCTATCTGTCAGCTCGCCCTCTCTCGGCGCATCGGTAAAATTGAGGCCGCCGATATGGATTATCTGCTTTTTCGTTTTCCTGTCATATTCCTTCAAGTATGGCAGCATTACCGACCGCCCCCCAATCTGTTAACAGTAATTGCTTATCACGGTATCGCAGTTCGTGCCATTCGTCCGGATACGGTATTTCTTCCAGTCCGAAAATGCGTCGTGGAAAAGCATCATATCGTTGTTATACTGTCCGATATCGCCGTTATGAAAGTCAATCTGGGCATACAGGTAATAGTCATAGAGATTATCATGGGGCGGCGGGACAAGAAGCTCCGTATCCACGTTAGCCGTGGTATATGCGACGGCAGTTTCCTGTTTCAGAACTTCAAGGCTGATCTTTCCGTCAAGCTCCGAAATCCATGCAATCTTTTGCTCTGCGGAATATGGATTAACCTTTAATCCATCTACCCGCGAAAGAACCTTGTTTATCGTCGACATATCTTACACCCCGTTTACGGCAGGTTTCATACCCTTTGCAAGCAGCTTCCGGTCAAATGCCCCGCCGCGGTACTCCATAACCAAGGCCCGAACCATGTCATGGGAGAGGTCGATTACATCATTATTCCCGTTAGGGTCGCTTCCGTCGCCGCCAATAATTCCGGCATCCATAAGCGTTCCAATCACGTCGCGCGCGCCCCAATCATTGGGGATATCTTTCAGAAACCGATATCGAATCATGCTATCTTCATCCTCCTGTTCTGTGGATTTCACCGGCGGCCAGAAGCAGAAATAGCAGCGCCTTTCCGCCTGCAGCCTGGAGAGCTGCGCTTTTTCACGATTTGCAGCAGAGCTCGCCGGGTCGTTGATGTAAACATATATCCCGTCATAGTCCCACCAAAGAATGTAATGACCGCCGTTTGTCCAAAGGCCCTTCCCCATAATGCACACGACGAGGCCGCCGTCCTTGATGCAGGAGAGAGCTTCGGAATGGTCATACGTTTGCTTAAAGGTCAACTTGTATTCCTTCGCCACACCGGAGAACAGCCCCCACGCAGTTCCGTTCGTCTTTGTGCGGTATCCGTGCGCAATCGACCAGTCTGCCATTTCGACGGGCGTAATCTTCTGGTCGCAGTATGTCGCTACGACCATAGCCGCACAGGTCGGTCCGCAGCCAGAACCGGAAAGATAGTCCGGACCGTCTGCCGGGTTGATATCATAGAGATAGTTCCGCCAGCGGGAATCCGTTTGCTTATAGTTAACAGGTCTGTTTTTCATGTCGCACCGCCGCCAAGCTTATCAATAGCACCACTTGCCGTTTCCTCTGCCTTCTGTACCAGCCAGGCCCTTTTGTCGTTCAGCATGGATACCAGTTCGTCAATCGCCTTGTCTACCCAGCGCGGGACATTCCCCTCAATAAGCTCCAACTGTTCCAGCACCCAGGCTTTCTTCTCAGGGCCCAAGCCAGTACCCTGAATGACCGTTTCTGCCTGCTGAATCAGGCTGATAAGCGCAGCCTTGATATTCCCCCTGCGATTTTTAACAGCCCATGCGACGGCAGCGGCAGCGCCTGCAAGCGCCAGATATGTAACCAGGTTGAGTAATACTTCTTTCACGGTAAACCATCCTTTCATAAATCGCGCGTACTGCCCGCGTCATTTGATTCTTCTGCCTTCTCGCCGGTTACGTTCTCAACGAAGTTGTCCATTTTCCGCTTGACCGCCTTTCGGAAAATAGTCAATCCGGTTACTCCTGCGTCTGTCAGATTTTCAATAATACTCAAAACGTCGCGGAGAAACATTATGGTAAAGATCAACTGCGTGAACCATATCGCAAGCTCTGAAATCGGGGTAATGCGGTAAGCCGCGCCGCATACAATTAGCATGATTCCGTATACTATGAGCTTGTCCATTGTGCCCTTGGCAAACGACGAGCTGTTGATTCTGTGCGTTCGCACCGCTTTCCGCAGCCCGCCCGCCTGCCTGGAAAGCGCGTATATCTTTGTGAGAAGATCAACGCACATAATAACGAGAACGGCGCCGGCAGCTAAGAGATAGCTTTCGTCGGGAAAAATCAGGCGATAAACCGCAGACCATAGCGCCCCAAGTAAGACAAGCAGCCTGTCCGTGAACAATTCCTTGAAATACTCCATTTATGCTGCACCGCCTCCGCCATATACTTCGCCGGTGATTTCCTCGTACTGCTCAGGCGTAAGGATAACCTTGTCCGGATTATCCAGACCTTTCTGAACTAAGGCTGCCAGCATTTCCTTGGTCCAGGTGCGACCGTAATTCCTTTTCGCCATCTCATATACGTCCATGTCTTAATCCTCCTTAAAGCGACATCAGGTTTTGAAACTCCATCGCCGCGGCAATGCGCTCCTCAGCGCTGGGGCCGGGGTCAGGAGGCGGAGTATTGCGAATTTCCTCAATCGCTGCAATCGCATCTTCTTCGGATAGCTCCGGGTCGATACCATACCTTGACCGCGCAGCAGAAAGGTTTTCTATCGCATACATGACCTCCCCACGCTCGTCCGTTTCGACGATATGCGGAAGCGGAAGAACAAACTCGCCGTCGGGCTGGAACTGAATCATGGCGGGGTACTGCATCGCAATGGATTGGGGTGTCGCCAACGTGCCTGCTGGCGTCATGTAAGTCTTTAAACCCGTGTACTTTTCAATTTTGATTGCCATAAAATTGCCTCCTTTTAAGAAATAGATTGGTAAGCATCAACGGTATAATAACGGTCACCACCAGAACCACCGCCGCCAGCAAAAATAGCAAAGCTCCCAGCCTTAGCGCCTCCTAATGCACTTCTTCCGACGGATAATACATCTGGATAGGATCTCACTAAATTTTCATCAAAGGCTTCAACATATGCTAAACGAGCTGAACCGGCTGCGCCGCCGGCGAATATAGCATATCCTTCAACGCTTGCTGCGGCATGGCCATATCTACCGTAACCGCTTAGATTCGTCAACTTTACAAGAGACGAATTATACACGTCTACGACTTCGGGGAGAGTACCGGATACGCCTTGCCCTCCGGTAATGACGATATAATCCCCTACTTTTTCGGCAACGGGCATGTACTTCTGAGCATATAAATAGGTCGGTGTGTAATGTACTAAATTGCTGTCAAAGGCGTCTACATGGTTGTATCTACCACCACCGACATTCGCGTTCTCCCCTCCGGCAAACAAAACTTTATTTCCAACACTACAGCCAGCTATCCCGCCCCTCGCAGAATCCAAGTACAACATTGTTCCTTTTACATTATCCGAGAAATAAGTGTCTACTGAATTTTGATAGTCGTGCATGCCAGTTCCAGGGTCGTAATAATTCCCTCCGGCAAAGAAAACTACATTCGGCAATCCCGCACAGCCCATAGATACTTTCGGAAATGCGAGGTTTGCTAATGTTGTTTTAGTCAAATTTGCATCATACGCCTCAACTGTATTTACCGGATTTGGACTGCCTGATCCGCCTGCAAACAATGCACAAATCGCGTGAGAATCAGCAGCTATATGTTGACGAGCAGTTACCGACGCCGGGTTTCCTTTTACCAAAAAGGAATTATAAGAATCTACTGTCCCGTTTATTGAATAATAGTACCCACCGGCGAATAGTGCATATATGCCAATCGAAGCGCCCGTAATATTAGTCCTTGCCAGAGATAAAGGTGTTACCGTGCCGGTATATTTACTCAATATAGGAGGGTTAGCACTCCAGCAAAGCCGTGCTAATCCACCGACACCGATGTAGGCTTTTTTAACCTTTCGCGCCACGCCTCCGACGCCGATGTACATTTTCTTAACTTTCCGGGCGACATTTCCGACGCCGATATAAGCCGCTTTAGCCACGCCTACACCCCCCGTTTATTCGTAAACCAGATAAACCAACCCGTCAGCTAACGGCGTCACTCCAGCAGTTGGGTCGAAATCCCCTGCGCCGATGTTGCGAATTTGATACGTTAAATTAGATTGGGCTGTAGCATTAGCTTGCACCATACCGGGAAATGTTCCAGCAGTAACATCAGCAGCGGAAGGCTTTCTCGCCTCAGTATACAGGAACGTCCAGCCTGTCCACGTGCCGTCTGCGCAGAATCTATAGGCTATTGCATCCATGCCGGTCATCGGAAAGGCCACTTGTAGTCTCCAGGCAGCAGTAGCGGCATGAACCATTGTCAGCAGGAAACCCCATCCTTCCCAAGGAGTATTAGTAGCTCCTCCCCCGAAGTCAAAGTTAAGAATTGAATTGTAGTCTACATCATTCAAATCGCCCGTATAGGGCAGGCAAGCACCGTAGATGTTAGAAAAACGATTCATGAAAGACTGTAGAGCAAAGTCCGCTGCGTGTTTCCCGTCGAGCAAGTCTGCGTCTAAGCCGCTTCCTGCTCCGTCGTTGCCGGAGTGCCATAGCTTAGAAGCTATATCAGCAGCACACTGTGATAAGTCTAAAGTAACACCCCGGAAAGTCCCGCCATGCTCGAAGATGCGGAACAGATTGTTCAGAAGATCAATAGTCACATTAGCCTGAAGGTCTGTATTGGATTCAGGCTTTTCTAACTGCATCTGTCCGCCTTCATTGCCACCTTCGGCCTCGATAAAAAAGGCAGGGACGGTCAGTTGACCTGTCATGGTATCGCCGGATTTGTTAACGGCTCCAACCATTTCAGGAGTATAGTCCCCTGATGTGGGAGAAACGAAGCCGGTTCGACCATTAAACGACAGCACCCCGCCGCCCGCTGCCGCCTGAGCTTGTTCCGCCCAATACTTAGCGTTGTTTGTGTTTTCCCCTTCTCTTTTCCCGGTATTCCCGACAGCCCAACTCTCGGAAAGTGTTGCGGAATCGGATGCGCTATCAGCGGAAGTAGCAGCTAAAGAAGCGGATGATTCCGCAGAAGAAGCCGCAGAATTAGCCGCTGCTACATCACCTACGATCGAAGTGGCGGACGCAGCGGCAGCCGCAGCACTCTCGGAAGCCTCCCTCGCTTTTGTTGTCGCAGTTGCCGCAGCCGTTTCAGCAGCACCCTGTGCAGTCTCTGCGGCTGCCTGTGCTGTTTCTGCAGCGGATTTCGCTGTTTCTGCCTGCGTTTTTGCAGTTGTCGCGTTCGCTTCTGCGGTCTGTGCAGATGTTGCCGCATTTTCTGCTTGCCCCTGAGCAATAAAAGCCGTATCTTTTGCCGAGATTGCAGCGGAAGCATATCCGGCGGCTTCGGCAGCCGCCGCTTGTGCGTTTGCCTCATATTGTTCCGCATTCGCGATCATACCCGCCGCGGCAAGAATGGTATCAATCTGTCCTTGAATCTGTTCTGCCTGCGTTGGAGTAACATCTGCCGGTTCTGTATCGGCGGAGGGGAGGTATGCTTCCAGCACAGTAAAATGAACGGAAGCGGAAACAATAACACGCTCCGCTGATTCTCCGTCCAAAATGACGCCCATAACGGTCATAACCATTTCGCCGGGATAAACAAGCGGCTCCGATGGAATTGATATCTGATGGTTTCCGGCCTCATTAACGTCTGTAACCAAAAGAATCCTACAAACCGGATTCTCGCCCCTCGCATCGAAGAAATAGACCTTTTTCGTTGTTCCATCCCACGCGGAATCAAAGATGAATTCCAGGTCTACAGCGTTATGAGAGCCAGACGCTCCGGCAATGTGACCGGAGGCCTCTGCGTATTCCCCACGAACGGAAACAACTATTTTCCTGTTCATATATCCATACCCCTCTGCGAAGTGTATTGTGGGCGCTTGCAAGCGCCTATATTGGAAAAGCCCGGAGGATGGCGGGAATATTAATCCCTCAGTCCTCCGGGCCCGTGTACCCGGCTTGCCTGTGTCTCGCGGTGTATTCGCTTAAATCTTGGAAAGCTTCTCGAACGCCTCTTTTGTCATTGCGTCCATTAAGTTGACCGTCTCCATTTCCTGCCGGTGGTTGTTCTCCAGTTGGATGGCGACAAACCGGGGAACATAGACGGTCTTTCCGCGCTGAATCCGGTAGGTTTTGTCGTTGACGGAGATAAATACATCGTCCCTGTATTTACCTTCATCCTTGAACAGTTGAACAGGAACGCGCTCGTTAAGCCATTCATTTATTTCGGCTTCTTTTTCCCGGCTCATTTCCTGTTCGGAAACTTCTTCTTTCGGCTTGGAAGAATTCAGAATTTCCTCCGCCTTCTTCTTTGCTTCTTCGATGATCTTATTCGCTTCGGCCTGAGCTGCTTTGCTCATTTCGGCCACGATCTCCGCTTTCAATTTCCCGATATCAAGCCCGGTGGGATTCGCGGCTTCCGGTTCCTGAGTGATTTCCGGCTCCTGAGTTGTTTCAGTGTCCGGTTTCGTTGTCTTTTCCTTACTCACAATGAGAGCCTCCTTTCATTCTATAGCAGCGCCGAGGGAATATCGCCCCCGGCGCTGCTATCTTGTGTTTAGTTCGCGCCGCTCTGGAAGGTGGACGCGGTTTCGATTCTCCGGATGAACTCATCCACGAGGATGGTAGCGGTATGCAGCGCTTTCCAGCCGGAGGTAGCGCGCTGGTTGAGCGGGTCAGCCGCGCCAGCGGAGCCGAGAGGCTTGAAGATGTGCTGTAATCCGCCGCCCTCAACGTCGATCACGCCGTAGGCATTATCTCCGAGGATAAGGGTCGAATACACGTCGCGGCCCTCTGCGCCCGCCTCACCGGGATAGATGATCTTCCCGTCTGCGCCATCGGCGGTGCTGATGTTCGGGTCGCCATCAGCAACGGTAATGGTCGCAAGGGTCGAACCATCTTTCGCGGAGGCCGCCTTGATCGTGTACAGCTTGCCTTCCAGGATGATTTTGCGTCCGACCAATGCGGTAGCCTGCGCAGCAGTTATATTCTCGTCTACCTGCAGGGTCTTGCCGGCAGTGCTAAGAGTAGCTGCGACAGTCAGGGTCCGATCGGTAGAAGTGAGGTCCTCGGCATGGAAGATTTTCGCCTCGGTCGTTTCGACGAAGCGAACGCCCTCGATCTTGCCGATCTCCCCTTCGTACATGTCCTCGGGGTCGCAGTATTTCTTCGGATCCTCCCACTTCGGGTCATTCTTTAGGTCATACGATACATCCGGATGAATGATACCAACGTAGTATCCGTCGATCTTGTCCGCTTTCTGATTTTTCAGAGCGCGCACAGCCCGACGAATTGCGTCAACGGACATGTAATGATTGTTGGATGCCGTGGAGCTGCCGCCGACGAGCAAATGACGGGCGGATACCTGTTCGGCTGCATACTGCACGTTTTGCCCTTCATTGAGCTTTTCGCGGGTGATGGTATCAAGCGTTTCGCCCGCCTGGTTGCCCTGCAGCTTCGTAACCTGGGCGAGCACATTGTCAATGGCGGTGAGCGTCAGGATATCCGACACGACGGTGTAATCGCCGTACTGCTTCACTTCCGCAGTTAGAGAAGTACTCTCTAAGCTGCGACCGGCAGGGGTCACGCCTTCAGTCAGCGGCACAAGGGCCTTCGGATAGGGGCTGAACTTGCGGAACTCAATCGTTTTGCCGCCCCGTTTAGGGATTGGATGCTTCTGCCCGAACTGGTTATGTACGAGCTTGGGAACAGCGTTATCGATCAGATAATCGCTGTAGAAGGTTTTCATTTCCGTAGAAAGGTCCTCGGAAGTCGTCGCGTTAACGTAGTCATTCGGGTCAGCGAACAACTGCAGGTTGATTGCCAAGAGCGCAAGCCCCAGGTCGTATCTTTTGTCGTGCATAGTTTTCATGGCTAAAAAATCCCCTTTCGTAAAATCAAAGTCGATGATAAGGGGAATATCATCTTACCAGCCGACGAATTCCCCTTTTTGAGCCCGCCTGACCGCTTCTGCCCGATCTCGGCGCGTGAGCTTGGAAACATCGTCCTTGAAAATGACACCAGGTGTTGGGGAAGCGCCGTTTTCCGAAGGTCGCATACCCTTTGCGCGGATGTTGTTTATCACAGAGCTTTCCACTTTTTGAGCGGTGGTCTGAGCTACAGCCTGAACAGTTTCATCGAAGTGGACTACCCGGTAGGCTGTTTCAACATCAACGCCGACGCGTAGCAGCTTGGCATACTCAGGATTCTCGCATTCCCTTTTCAGATCGAAGTCGGGATTTTTCTGCTTGAAAGCTTCGGCCTGCTGCGCCCATTTCTGATAAATCTCGCTTACGGCCTTCTGCTTATCCTGTTCTGCTCGAATCTTTTGGAGTTCAGCGTTGCTCCGCTCCAGCTTTTTCATGTACTTGTACTGCTGAACGGTTAGCCCTGCATCCTCCGCAGCCGCCTCCCAATAGGCATCATCATCTTCAAGCGCTTTCATGATCTGCTCCGGTGTCGCCTCGGAAGAAAGCTTGTAACGCTCCTTCAGCATCTCGAGGACAGGGGAAGCTTGTTCGATCTGCGCCTGCAAGGTCTTTGTTTCCTTGAATCTCCGGTCGATGATCTGCTGCGTCCGCTCCGTAAAAATGTCTTTGTACTCGCCGGAAATAAGCTTTTCGAACTCTGCGCGGCGGGCTTCCAGTGCGTCGGACGTAGTAGTAACGCCGGAACTATTTTGCTTTGGTGTGGTAGGATTGCTCTCGGCGGCAGAGCTGTTTTGATTCTGCGGCGGTTTGCCGTAGATTACTTTCGGAGTATCGCCCGATAAAGCCCGGCGGCTTCTTCCGGGCAGCTTAATGTTACTTTCAGCCATTGGCGCTGCATTTCCTGTTCCTCCTCCTTGCGGGGCTGCGGCAGGTGCAGAAGAAGGCGCCGCTGCTCCATCAAAAACGACGAGACAAATGGGAAGCAGCTTATAGTTGAGGTTTTTCATGCGGATTTGCCTCCTTTCGCGGTCTTACCCGTGAGTAGCCCAAACATGAGCTTGTGAAGGTTCCCCCGCCCGGCGGCGAGAAGTGTAGATTCCGCCGGGCCCGGACGCGTCCGCCTGTGTATATTACGGACGACGGGGAGAATCCTTACTTGACTTGAAAAATAGCATAACAAAATCACCGGCGCGATTACTCCCGCGCAAAATTTTTATAACCGTCCACAATAACGCTGATGTTATCCGGGTATTTTTGCTGTAATTGCAATAATCCGATGATCGCGCCATGGAAAAGTATTTCTGAATTTTTCCCAACGGGGCAGACAAGATTCAGCTCTCCGGGTTCGGCGGAATAGCTGATCTCATCCTTTGCGAGATTCGTAAGACTGCCGATCAGCGTATAGGCTATTGCGGATGCTCCTGCGCAAACAATATCGTTTCCGGGATTGTAGTCAGCGTGACCAGTCATTTCGAGTATGTGATTTCCGTTTGACTGACAAAATCGTACCCGTATCATTTCAGCGGCACACCCTTTTGAGTATTCACATCCGGGACAGAGCGGGAGGCAAGCCGATCGGCGTATGAGGTTGTTTTAATCCCCTGCGCGAGCTGCGCAGCATCGGTAGGCTTCCCTCCGCCTGTTTGCTGCGGCTGCGGGGCGGCTCCTGCTGTCTGCCCTTCCCCGCCGCCATCGGCTATGAGTTGCTTTCCGGTCAGGCTTTGAATGATGAGCGCCATCTTGTCCATTTCCATGCGCATCTGCTCTATGATGTTGAGCAGCGTCTGCCCCTGGGAAACACGCTCAATAATCTTCTCTTTGCCCTCAAAGTCCATGAGCTCCAAAGCGCCAAGCGCCATTTCTGCGCGGGCCGGGTCGAAGAAGCCCATGCTATACAGCTCCTTGGCAAGCTCGTTTTGTGAGGCACGCGAGAATGGATTGGTTTTCTCGGCCTTGACGATGATATCAAAAACGGGACGCCGGTAAGTATCCGGAACGCCTGGAATCCCGGATGGAATGACCTGATCTTTGAGATTTGCGTTATTGAACTTGATGAACTGATACCCGCCGGGAGCGCCAGTAATGCGAAACTCGCGCGTCTCGTCGTAGAATTGCCGGATGAGCTCGATATTGAGATAGTTCAGCCACCGGTAGCACCGATAGCTGCCTTTAATCATGTCGCGGCTGCCCTTGTTTCCGGCCTCCTGCAGCGCTGCTATTGCCGCCGCTGCCGTCACGCCGGAGGTTGTGGAGCCCTGACTGAAATCCCTGTTGCCGGAAGTCTCTTTAAGCTCATCAATCTTGGCGATCAGATGGTTCGGAATGAAATTCGGCAGCGGGTCGACCGTGATCTGACGTATGTGATCTTCATCGAGACTGCCCACCACATGGACAATATCCTTGGACCAGTCCGCGAATTCTGCTTCATTGATGCCGCCGCCTTCTTTCAGGAAATAGCGCGGTTTCCCTACGAGGAAAGCGTTTTCGAGGATGATCTGATTTAACTTGTCGATGTAGATCTGCGGCTGACGCATGATATCCACGAATCCGAATCCCGCCGGGCTGCCCTTTTCGGGGAACAGAACGTCGAACTCGACTGGATAGCGGCCATGATCGTAATATCCAGTCTCTTGATAGGCAGGGTCGTTTTCGGAGGAATAGAGCAGGATATCATCGACGAACTTTACGAAATGCACGATGGGTTTCCCGGTCACGCTCAGGCGCATGTAGTACCAGTCCACCACCAAGCACTTCTGCGACGTGTCGATGGTATCATCATGGACGTAATCAGACACGGTAATGGTTTGTCCGAGTGTCCTGTTTCCGACCTCATTCGGGTATTTCTCGCGGATAACGTCGTTATCATACAGTTTCACGATAAACAAGTTCCGGGAATCCTGAATATCTGTGATGCCGGGCTCCCAAAAGATGTTCAGCAGGTCAATGGCTGTGATCTTGATATCACCGAGGCCGTTTTCAAGCTCCGGGTCCCAAAATACGCCGTAGGCTGCCGTGCCGCTTTTGAGCTTGTCCCATGACGCATCGGAATAGGTTTCCTCGAAGTTCGTGCGCTCAAGTATTACCGGGAGGATTGCGGAAAGTATCTTGGCGTCATGCTCGTCTGATTGTTCACGCGGCAGTATTACCGGAGAAGGATAGTTGTCCATCACATCGGCGTGCTTGTTGCAAAGGCTGTTAAACAGCCAGGCGGATGCAGGCTCCACCCTGCCCCTTGATACCGTGACTTTGTTTCCATTTGCGTCGGTAACCGTCTTAACGTCCGATGCGCCTTTCTTGATAACGTCCCAATGCCGCAGCTTGTACCAGCGCTCATTTTCGATGATGCGCTGCTCTAAGTATTTCTTCCCGTCCTTGTACTTTCGCAGGGTTTCCGCCGCCTTCTGGATTTCCTTTGAGCCGATAATCGTCCCCTGGGCGGGGGGCATATTGCGCTCGTCAGGCTTCAGCGGCCTTGGCGCAACAGGAATGCCGATGCTCATATCCATTTCTTTATCCTCCTTACATCCTGAAGAAATTGTATTGGTCGTACCTGATATCATCGTCAGCCAGCGGGTTATATTTGATCGCAGTAGGCAAGATGGTCTCTCGCGGGGCAATCGGACGCGCCATGCACAAATAGCGCGTCTCGTCCGCAACGTGGTCCTCTCCGTCTGTGTCAAGGTCCTCCGGTTTAACCTTGTCGAAGATCAGCGTCGGCATCGTGCGGATGAAGGCCCTGCAGGTATTGAAAACGTACATCATGGGATATCCGTTTTCGTCGAAGGCGAGGCGGTAATGTACCTGCATCCATCCGGGAATCCGCTTATTGTCGCCCTTCTCGAAGAAAACGCGGAAGCGCTCGCCAGTCGCTGCAATGCTTTCCCCTCTGGACTCGTCCCATATGGACGGGTCCGCAACGCCAATGATTTGCTTGCCCTTCAGCCATCTGTGCTCCGCCTCTATCCGCGCGATCTCACTGAAGATCTGCTGCGGATGCCACTTTACGCCCGTGTTAGGCTCGGACGTGCACCCGTAAAGCTCTAAAATCCGGTACAGCCTGCCGTCGTAGTCAACGGCCCACCAGCCGACGGAGAAAGGCTTCGCATATCCGAAGTCGAAGCTGCGGTATATCTTCCACGACGAGTTTATCTCGAACGGCTCAATGACGTGCGTCCAAGTGCGATCTTTGTAATGATTCGGGTCGTCCAAAAATTCCTCAAAGAACTGTCCATCAAACACGTTCCAGTCACCGAACCTGTGTGCCCGGCGCATCTTCTCCGGCAGATTGTCGAGAATCTGGACATACCGTGGGTCGCGGCGCATGAGTACCACGTTATCCTCGACGGTAGCAGGGATGAAGTCGTAATCCTCCGGGTTTTCCGTGTCCTTGTAGGCCCGATCAATAAACAGCCGCTTAAACCACGCATGTCCGACGCCTCCGGGGTTCCCGGTGAAGTACATGCGCGGAACTAAGTCCGCCCTGGTCGTCCGGTTACAGGTCATGAGGAACTCGATTTGCTCCCAGGTGAAATGCGTACATTCTTCCACTCCGATCACGTCGTACTCCTGCCCTTGATATTGGAAGATGTCATTGGCATGGTCGCAATACCCGAGGCGCAGCCTGCTGCCGTTCGGGAAGGTGAAGGCCCTCTCGTCCTTGTTGTACCGGGCCACGCCGTGCAGCATACTAAGCAGCGGGATGAGATGGTTTTCCCGTAGCTCCGGCAGCGTCTTACGCAGAAGAAGCACTTTCAGGCCGGGATACTTGAAGCACATGAGGACAAGCTTAATTCGCATAGCCCAGCTTTTCCCGCCTCCCCGCGCACCACCATAGCCGACAAATTTCCGCCGGGAAAGGAAGAATAGCTTTTGCTTCGGATTTGGCTCCGGTATCTTGATAACCATGGCCTACCCTCCGAAATCGTCAAGCTCGTCTGAGAGCTCCACAACAATGGATTTATCAACCGTATCCTTCTCTGCGCGTGCTTTCTCAATCTCAAGCTTTTCGCGCTCGAGCCGCAAGCGCTCTTTTTGCGCCTCAGTCAAGATACCCGCTATGCTGCGCTTAACCGCCTCAACGACCTGCAGGGACTTAGCAGCTTCCGCGACGGCCCGCATGTCAACCTTGTCGAATTGGAGCTCCTCGACGCACTGTTTCTCGCAGTTCCCCATCTTGACCTTTTTGACAACCAGGTGACGGTTAAACTGATCGGGGTCCTCCAGGGCTCGGGAGAGGACATTGGCAAGCTTGTCCGCGATCTCGTATTCTTTGGCGAGGCTCTTGGATATGCTCGTGGCGATACGGTCAGTTGTTTTCTGTACCGTCCGTGTTAGGAGCTTGTTCCGGATGCTCTCTCGCTCTTTCGCCCATCCCTCTTTTAATGCTCGGTCCCGGATCGTGCTGAACGGTATCCCATGCTTCGCCGCTAAGTCACGGAGCGATATATTCCCTGAAATGTACTCCGCCTTAATGGTAGCCCAATCATACTTTGCGGCTATTGTCCCCACCCCCCTCCGTCAGAAAAGATGATTAATCAATGTCAAAATAACACGCTCACTTTCTCCGTGCGATTACTCCCCTCAAAACATCAAAAGAAAAAGCGCCGGAAATAAACCGACGCTAAACCTATGCCATACTCCCCCTCTTTTTCTCCCATCCCCCCTACCCCCCTTCCCTCTTCCTCTCCCCCTTAAAAATAGTGCTTGACAATACACTATGCATTGTGTATATTATGGTCAGAACGATGCACCATGCATGGTGTAATTAACTGAAAGGAGGAATAGCTATGGAGATAGACGAATGGATTGGTTCTTGTTTGGTTCGCGCGTTCCCGTGGATAGACAGAAAGCGAATATACGTTAACGTCACATACTATGCGCCCGGTCAGTCAATCGCAAAGCCTCCATTGTGGGATAAAACTGTTTACGTTACGGATGATGCCGCCGGGCGCAGACTTGTATTTGAGTTTACGCACTCATTGGTCAATTACATCGTTGGTCTGCAAATTGCACGTGGAACAGAAATCACTTTAACCGCCTAATCACACCGCCTGACCTACCGGGCATACGGGGAGAAAGGATGCAATATGTACGCTGGATTGCCCGAAACCTGTTACGCTCTCGACCGCTTGACCACCAGATGCATCATCATCAAGCGCGGGGTTGAAGGATACTACCCTACAGATTGGCCTACCGGCTATACCCAAGAGATCATCGACAAGCTGAACGCGAGGCTCGGAGTAAGTAAGGCCCAGGCAGAGGCCATGTTGGTAGGCTCCATGTTCGGATGGAACGTACCCGGCGCGAATCCTGCCATGTATAACGAGGACGGAATCTGGAAGAAAAGGAGGGCTTCCTATGCTTGACCCGAAGAACATCGGCCCCGGCGAAGAGCAGCACGAATACTACATCTGCCGCGTAACCAAGAAGCGCCGCTGCCAGTATGACTACCGTGCACCTGACGGCACCCTGTTCTCCTGCGTCCGCCTCACCCTGGAAGATTGCCGCCGAGCGCGTGACGTATGGCTCGAATCCCGCTGATCCCTGCAGAGGGGGCCGCCGCCCTGGGCGGCCTAATGCACGGCCCGGTCCCAAGTCCGGGCAGAAAGGAGAATAACGCATGAGCAGATTATCAATGGTTTACGACGGTCAAGAAGCGAAAACCATGACGAGGGATGAGCTTATCAAGGCAATCCTGCGCGAGTACGAAGTCATTTTCGAGGAAAACACGATCACGGCTATGGAGGAAGCTTTCCGCTGCGGATTCATTCGCGGCGAGGAATACGCCTCCGGTCACAAGCCCGGACGGAAAGGAGATTAAAGTTGGAAATCATCAGAGAACGAAAGCGCGTCACCAGCTATTACTACATGCGCGAGTTCACAGACAGTCCTCATTGCGGTTTAGCATTCGTTTGTGACGAGGCCGGAAACGTCGATTTTGACAGTCTCAACGAAGCAGCCAAAGCAAATTATATGGCTTGCATCAATGGCAAATACCCGACGCTGAAAGATCGTGGCGCCGTCAAGTATTCTTATCAATACACCGAACCGGCAATCGGAATATGTGATGGCTGCGGCACGGAAATAGAGCTTATCGATCAGTATTTCTCTGCCTGCCAATGCCCGACCTGCGGCGCATGGTATAACCTGTTCGGGCAGGCTATCAAGCAACCGGAGCATTGGGAAGAACAACTTGACGATGATTATTGAAAGGAGGCCGCTTGCAAGCGTGATGAAGCAAAGGTATAATAAACGCATCATACTATTGCTGGGAGTGAATCGTTTGGCGAGTGATGCGAAAAAGAAGGCCAACAAGCGCTACAACCAAAAGACCTATGACCGCCCCCCGGTATCCATACGAAAAGAAATCCTCACGGAGTTCGCAGCCACTTGCAAGCGCCTGGGCGTCTCCCAGGCAAGCGTTATCACGGACGCCATGCAAGACTTTATCAACAGGCACAACACCGGAAATACGAAAGAATAGTCACCCCGAATAGTAGACAAATAGGACGCACCCTAACCGGTGCGCCCTCTTTGTTTTTACTGTGTTCAGCCTTCCAGTCCAGTCCTAATGTCAGTAAGGAGTTCGATAAGTTCCCGCATTTCGCTCCGCATCTGCATCAGTTTCTCTCTAAAATTCGTTGCATTCGCCCTTTCCCCCGCTTTGCATATGGTCTGTCCGATTAGATGCTGTCTGATTGCGTGGCTGCGGTCTTTCCCTTCCGCGATCAATCCCCCTAGCTCGTCCACAATCGCAAATATCGGCTCTGCCGGAGTAGGTATCTGAGGACGGCAGCCAATATTAGAATCAAGACAAACCGCATTGTATGTCTCTCCGCTCACTCTCTTTCCCTCCCTTCTTCCTGAATTTTTGGCCTCTTGGATAATCGCTATCCGTATAAATCATGGCTTCTTTCCCGCAGATAGAACACTTTTCTCGTTTCAGCGTCGCCGCTTCGCTTCGCCGCGCAAACCCGGAATCTTCCGCCAGTTCCCCGCATTTTGTGCAAAGAAAGAACTTTTTCATAGCTCGACCTCCACAATTTCGATTTCAATTCTTGGATTTCGTCGATCTAAACTCACAGGCTGCGGAATCAGTCTTATGTATTTCTGTCCGTCCCCGGCGAGATATCCGCCCCTTTGCAGCGCGTCGAGGATTACCTTGGTCGCGCCGCTTATAACATTGTCCTCGTCGCGTCTCTTTGTCTTTTCATAGCAAGCGATCTTAACGGATACCTTCCCGATGAACGTCGGAAGCCTCGCAGCCTTGCAATACCATAGCACTTTTTCCATAGCGTCCTTCTTCATCCTGTTGCCGACCGCCCAATGCCTATTCGCAGAACCAAGCAATTCGTTCAGCCCTGGGAGGCGTCCCGGAATCGTCAGCTTTGCGGATTGCATTCCGAAGCCTCCTTCTTCTTCCGCCTGGACATAAACACATAATTCCCGTTCCCATCATCATAGGCCCCGCACTCATATTCGTCCAAAATTCGCGCGATTTCCTCTTTTGGTATCGTAACACGCACCTCATCGGATTCGACGCCGTGCGGCGCTTGCAAGCGGCTAAAATATGTGATCTGCGCACCGGCTGCCTTTTTCAGCGCGGAATGGACTTCTTTCATGTCCTCAATCTTCTTCGATTGCTCGATGATCGTTTTAAGCTGCCGCTTGTATTTGTCCTGATAGCGACCGAGCTCATATTCCAGTTCCGAAACCTTCTTGCGGAATTCTTTGATTTCCTGCTGCAGCGTCCCCATGGTTCAGTCTCCTTCGCTTTCGTATTTCATGTACAGAGCCTTGGCGAGGGGACAATTCCTATGCCCTTCGAGGCTTGCACAATGCCGCTGAACAAAACTATCCTTCTCCGCTTTTTTCCGGGCGATAAGAATACCAAACTCACAACTGATGCGGTCCTCTTTATGCCACATATAGAAAGGGCATTTTATCGTGATGTTTGATCCCATACCGAGCACCCCCTTATCCATTGGGGCGGCAGGGAGCAAATTTCCCCGCCGCCCCGATGCCTTACATCATCACGACGACAGCGCCGTCCTCGATCAGGTCCTTCAATGCTTCTTCGAAGTAAGTCTTGATGGTCTGCCGGGCAACGAGTTTCCACATGCCGCCATCGGCTTCGATGAACGAAATTCCGCGCTCGTCGATACGAATCAGGAACAGTCCTTCCGGCTGATCGACCTCCTGGAAGGTGCGGTACGGTTTCAGGGTAATCAGCGGTCTGATCTGTGCGTTCTCCTGGAGCGAAATACCCTTCTGCGTAACCACGGTCGTAGCGATGCCGTTGTCGTTGTATGTGACTTTCCCTCCGCAGGTGATATCCGAAAGGAGTTTCAAGCCATAGTCCAAGTCGTTCGTATGCTGGAATCTCGTCTGGAGCGCAATTGCAGCGCGTTCGAACGGAAGCTTAGTTTCCGGCTCCCAACCGGGTACATCTGCTGCTTCGGCAACGTAAAGTTCCTTTCGGAGGAATCTTTTTTCCGGCTCCGCCCTTGTGAAGCATTCAATCCTGTCAAACGCCGGAACGGTGATGTAAATGGGCTTTTCGTAGAGGCATACAGCCTCCGTCTTGATGAGATGCACCACTGCATCAAGGCTTGTCAGCCGCTTGATTCCTGGGGTGTCAATCTCGGGGCGGATTTCCGTCATTTCCGCATTGGCAAAAGTCTTGCCTTCAATCGTCTGGAACGACGGTCCTGCAAGGGAAACGATTTTTTCAATGGCTTCTTTCAACATGGTTTTTTACCTCCTGAAATGTAATGAGACAAGTAATTACTTCACCAGCCGGAGAACCTTCGGCGCTTCTTGCTCCGCGCCGTTCATGCCGAGTTGACCGGGTACCTGGGGAACCATTTCAACGGCTACCATTTCGCCGTGTCCGTCCGCCGTCAGGTAAAGAGAAGTCGCGATGGGGTTCGTGGGTTCGAGTTTTGATTTCGCGAATGCGTTGATGCGGATCTGTCTGCGCTCATCGTCGGGTATCAGCTCCACCGTGATTGTCAGGGTGCGCTTCTTCGCGGCCTTTGTGTTCGCGTCGAGAATATTGTCCAGAATCTTCACCATCTCATAGTCCGCTCGTTCCTGGATTGCACCCGAGGCCATCTCCAAAATGCTTTTTCGCTCGTTTTCGTTCAAGTTCATTCACCCCCTTTCATCTCAGATTCCCGCTTGTGTTGCTATTTCAACCCATTCCCAAACCGACATGCCCTTTTCCCTGGCTTCCAAGGCCGTTGGTATACCCGCCTCACTGCAGCGCTCCTGCTTGTCCCGGTAATACTCCTGCAGCCACCGCATAGCGGCAAGGTCTTTCGAGTCCGGGCCGCGCTTATTTTCTTCAAGCTGTGCTTCCTGCTTCGGCATAACTTCCCATAATTCAGCCGGATCGGGGAAGAATCTGCTGCGTTTTAAGTTAGCAAGAACCGCCTGCTTCACGTCCTCATAGCTGCAGCTTTCAAACGCAAGCGTCCATGCCAGAACTTTGTTTTTATCCTTCTCGGGGTGGGGGGAATTCGGGTACAGGCTGTTGAGCATATCGAAAAGTTTTAATACATCTGCCTTTGTCATTGCCGGTTCCTCCTGTACGTTTACTGGTAGATTTTCTATACCCCTCCCCCTAAGAAGTAGAGAGTATATATACAAGAAAGCTATACGGTTAGGTTAGGTTAGGTGTCCGCGGAATTTCCACGGAATTTCCACGGAATTTCCACGGAAGTCAACCGGATTTTCGCTCCCTGTCCTTTCTCATTTTGACTAAGAACCTGCCATTAACTGACGCCCAATCGTGCAGATACTTTCGTCCATCACGATTTTCTAAAAATCCGCACTCTATGAGCGCGTTTATGAAGAATTCGGGCTTTTTTGTCCATCTTGCGATACTTGCAAGTTCTGAATCTGGCACATGGGTAATATCTCCGGTTTCGTTCTCAGCCAACATAGCCCAGGACCATATTCGGCCTATTCTACAGATAGCTGTTTCGGGTGTTATGCCGAGTTTGTTCGCCAGCTCATGGACCTTCGGATTTGTCCATATGTTGCAATCAATCGCAAACCATGTCATTTTGTCCCGAACCTTTCCAGGAGCCGCTGGCGGGCTTTCAGCGCATCTTCCTTTGCTTCTTTTCCCGTCTTAAAGAAACGGCAGGTATAGCCAGCATCGGCGCAATATAACCGCATTAGTGCCTTGCAGTCATTCGTATCAGGGTCGTATGCAAAACAGTGTTTCCGCGGTGATTGGGACGGTGCGGGAAGCTTCTTCCTGCTCACAGAAGAACCTCCTTTCTGCTTATTGGGGATGGGCGGCCAACCGCAGCAGACACGCCGCCCATGCTCAGTTGCTGGTAGATCATGAAGAGCAAATATCATCAACGCCCCCGGCTACTGCGGTTCAGGCAAGCCTTTGTAGGGGGCAAGGGCCTTTAGGATTGCGCCTCGTCGAAGAATGATGCTTCTGCTGATGCTGTATGTCCGGGCTGATCCCCGCGCTCTGGCGCCGTGACTGCACTCTCGGCAGGCACTTCGGAAAGAACTTCGCCCGTATCGTTATCCACGTACAGCACAGCGCCGTTTTCGGCCACAATAGCGGAATCGGATTCGTATGCCCGCTGCATCTCGATGCTCATGATGCCCCACTTGGAAATGAGCTGCCGCAGCATGGTCTTATAGGCCATGCCATCAAAGTCCTTACTCCAGAAGGTCCAACTCGTCCCCTTTTTAAGGTCGTTTGCATACCCCTTGGAGTATTTCAGAGCATGAGCCTCCATCTTCTTCCGGCTCCAATACATGGTCTTACGAAAGCCGTTGTGATACTCGAACATGGCGTAGTAGCCGATTACCGGCGTTCCCTCACGCTTTTCCTCATCCTCGATTAGGGCAACGTCAATGACTTCTTCCAGCGGGTCATACTTGTTCATCTCGCCTTCATGAATAGCAAGGACGTTGATCTTCTTGTAATACCCGGAGCGAATAGCAAGCTGTATGTACCCCTTGTACCCAAGGACGAACACTGCAATCTTCCCGCGCTCCTTGTCTTCGAATGGAACCATGTAATATTGCCCAAGCTGCGGAGAGGGCGAGAGTTTAAGGGCTTCCCCGAGGAGAGCGGCGGAAAGGATGCTGGAATGGTCGCATTGAGCAAGGGTCGGATTGACACTAACTGCGGATACGAGGGAAGATATAAACCGGGGACCGTCTTTGCTTCCGACAATCTGATTGACGCGGTTTTTGATCGCGTCGGATGTAAGGAACGCGGAAAAAGTTTGCTTTTGCTGCTGCCTTGCAAGGCTGTTATTGACCGCCATTATTGAACCCTCCCATATTTGATGTTGTTGTCGTTCAAAAATGCTTTCAGCGCCGCGAGCTGAACGTCAGTAGCCCAAATGCGGAAATCAATCTCATGGAGTTTCGGGGCCTCCGCAGCCGGTTCCGGTGCCTCCGGGGTCTTGGGCGGGCAGCGGAAAACCTCTTTGGGACGTACCGCCGCCGTTTCTTCCGCCTTTTTCTCCTCATATTCCTGCATCTTCGCTTTTTGCTGTTCGAGCCGCGTTCTTTCCCTCAAGGCCTCTCCCAGATCGAGCGTTTTCAGGTAAGTATCCTTGATCTGCAGCTCAAATTCGCTGTGCAGGTCCGCTATGGTGTGAAGGTCTGATGTGGTGCGCGTGATCGTGGTAATAATGCTTTCCTCTATCTCTTTCATCCGAACCGTAGCATTAAGCCATTTGTCGGAGAAAAGCCGCTCAAAGGGCAAAAGAGCCGCCAGGTCGCCGATGTGAGCGGTATAAAAATCGAGAATTGCGGCCTTTTTCTCATCCTTCTTCGCCTGTTCATAGGCCTTTACCTGCGCGTCGATGGCGAGAATCGGTTCAGAAACCATTTCCATAAGCAGCTTGATCTTTGCCTCAAAATCCTCATAGGGGCGGAGGCATTGCTTTTTAACCTCGATTTTCTTATCATTCAGGGTATCTTTGAATTTGTTCAGGGTAGCGCGGTCTGCTTTCGCGGCCTTTATGCTGTCCTCTGTATAGATAAGGCCTTTATATTTCGCCAGACGAGAGGAAATTTCCTGCCGAAGTTCTTCATAGTTGAATTCGATGGCCTGGACAAATTGGTCCTCTCTCGGGGCCGTGATGATAAGTTCCACTTATTTCCCCTCCCCAAAAAAGTCGTCTAACGAGCTGTTTTCGGATTCTTCCGGGGGAATCGGTGGCTTGTCCAACGTCCGCATGTACGGCATGACGCGCTCATCAATCTCGCTTTCTTTGATGCCAACGCGAGTTACCTGCGCGACGCCTTCACCGTTTCGGGTCGTCACCGGGACGATATCCCCCACAGCCAAGGTAAGCCCATCTGCGACGAAATAGCTGTACTCCCTTCCCTCAAATAATAATGGGTCGATTTTGCTCTGGAATTTTACGCCTACAATGGTCTTGTTCATCTTCACTTCTCCATTCTAATCACTAAATTGGCGGCAGAATCATCGGAGGCCGCCTATTCTCCGTTACGCACTTCCAAAACCGAATTTCTTCGTGCAGCAGGTAGTCAATATCGTCCTGGACCTCTGCTCGCTCGATGAAATAGTGCCGGGTGTTAAGCCGTACGTCGCCGTCGTAAACCGTTTTGAGCTGCGCTTTTAAAATTGCGAAGTCCCAACCTGTGGCTAAAAGCTGATGGCAGACCTGGGTATAGTAGTTGTCCGGGATTTTGTCGCGCCAGCTCTCATACTGCATGGACTTGAGTATTTCGGTCGTCTTGCCCTCGTACACGCCTTTTCGCCCGGTCGATATTTCCTGCAATCTCCCGTCAAGCGTCGCAAAAATAAAGGGATACTTTTTGTTGCGGACGACATCGAACGGTTTATATGTAACCTTAAATTGAGGATGATCGAGGGCGAAAAGCTTTCTGAGCGGGGCCTCGGCCTCAATGCCGTATTTGACATAAGGCTTCTGGCTGATATCTTCCGGCGCCCGCTTCCCCGTCTTTTCTTCCCACAATTGGGTATTTGACATATAGGGATTTACGCCGATGATCGCGGAAGCGTCCGAAGCGCCGATACCGTGTTTCCGAAGTTCCAACCATTGAGCCCGTGTCATTTCCAGCCTCCAAGAGATTCCCGCAAGATTTTCTCCGCCTCTGCAACAGCCAATTCGCTTTCCATTTTCAAATAAGAATCACAAGATTCTATGCTTATATCAGGATCACAAGCTTCTATAGAGGAATCTAATAAGCTGCGAACGATAGGCGGAACAGCGCTCTTATAATTTTTGTTTGCCTCATTCGATATTATGGCGAGTGCCGTGGCTGAAAACCCGCCCATTGTAATAGCCCGGACGCCATTATCGTCGAATACACATGCGAATACGCCGCGCCCGGTGTATTCTTTGCCGTTGATTATAATTTTCTGTTTTTCCATACCCTTCTCCTTTCCGACGGGATTAACGGCGCAGCAAATAGCGCAGATCAGGTGTCATGTCTATGCGATCAATGAGATGCGCACAGAAAGACAGGTATTCTGTCTGCCCGTTCACGCCAAGCGTTTTGATTTGCCGTGCGACGCGGCTTGCAAGTGACTGAGTGACGCGAATTGTCATTTTGGGGCCTCTCCTACGCTCCCTTGTCCGCGGAGGCTTCTCGAATCCGGAAACGTCAGCAAAGCCTTCCTCCCCATCGGCGGCGGTGGCTTTCCGCATTTCCCGTTCTATAGCCAAAAGATCAATTTCCTCCCTGGGGTAAATCTCAAGCGGTGTTTTGTTGTACCGCTTACAGATCGCCCGCAGACCTCTCGGAGTCGGAAGGCATCTCTCATTTTCAAAGCGGCTCAACATGGAAACGTCGATAGAAGGGGCCTCTTTTATGAGATCAGCGACGACCTCCGTCTGCTCCAAGCGGAGCTCCAAGCGAATTTTCCGCAGCTCGTTCATGGAAGCACCCCCGTCAATTGGCAATAGGCGGTGTCGATCAGCAGTATCAGCACAACGATGAGAACAACTATGAACATAAGAATACGGTCGGTTCTGCTCGACCTTCTTTTGTATGGACCTTTCATGCAGTCTTCACCCTCCTTTTCCTAAGCGTTCCTCCGTGGAATGGAAGTGCAGGCTTCACCTTCAGGCTTTCGTGGTAGCGGTCAAGCTCGGATTGTTCATAAAAGATGCGCCCGCCGTCTTGGACAGCGCTGATCTTACCTTCTGCCCTGCGGTTGTCCAGCGTATCGGTCGAAATACGCAGGTAATCCGCAGCCTCCTTCCGTGTCATACGATCCATTAGGAGCCCTCCTTTTCGGGAAGATCAAGAATCTCGCGGATTGCCTGGACGATTTTGGGCGTGGAAAGCTGGCCGGTCTGGATTTTGTAAAGATAGGAATCGTCAAAATAGAGACCGGTACGTTCTCGAACCTGCTCAACGAGCCACATTTGCGGACGCTCAATATCAATGAGCGTCTTCTTGATCTCTTTACCAAACTCTGTAATTTGTGCCATTTAAGAAAAACACCTCCTATATCGTGTGATTGACAATTACGGGAAATAGTAATATACTCATGTTGCCACACATAGATATTACAAACTAACGTAATTGCCAGCTTTATTATCTTACGACGAAACGTAAAAGTCAAGCCAATTATTACGTTTGTTTGTAATTCGTTGTTATTGCCAAAAAGGGGTAGCGAATTATGAGCGAATTATATAAACGCATCGAAGAGCTTTGCGACAGAGAAAACGTCAATATAACAGATATGTGCCGTGAAGCGGGTATTTCGAGAGGAAGCCTTACTGATTTAAAAATGGGGCGAATTGCGGAACTTTCAACAAAGACGCTTTGGAAAATAGCCGTGTACTTTGGCGTTGCAATAGACTACTTGCTGGGAACGGAACAAAAAGAAAAAGTGCCCGACCCGAAGGCCGAGCACGAAATTACATTTGATGATTTTACATATGCGATGTATGAGGAAGGCAAGGAGCTATCCGAGGAAAATAAAGCGAAACTGTTGGAAATGGCAAAGTTCTTCAGGCAGCAGCAGGACAAGGATAAAAGATAGAGTTACGAAAGGCGAACCAAGTGGGAAAGCTGATTGACATCTATTGTGAGCTATATGACAAGGGAGTTAAGTTTTTCGACTGGAGCATTGATTTTACAAAGGCCGTCACAATAGAAAAAGATGGTACATATGCCGTTTTTATTGATTCTAAGGCTATAGGAACCGTAGCGGAGGAAGCCGTGCTCGTCGCGCATGAGGCAGGTCACATCTTCACCGGCGCAACGCATAAAGTAAGCAGCCGGTATGATATAATTGCCAGACATGAGGTTCGGGCGGATCGCTGGGCAATAAAAAAGCTCATCACGAAGGATGAGTTGGAAGCCGAGGTCCATAACGGATACCGTGAGCCATGGGAACTTGCTGAACGATTTAACGTCCCGCAGGAATTTTTAGAAAAGGCAATTTGTTATTATAGGAGGCAAACTGTGTCGTGAAGAAAAAACTATCGCTCGCCCTGGAGCTAATTATTCCTAATGCCATTATTCAATTTATTCTTTTGGGATCGCTATCGTGGTATTTTATCGGGGCGGTAATAGGGGCGAGTATATTCACCACAGCGGCATTTCTGCTCATGAAGTTTATATTATCAAAGAAACTTAAAATACACGCATCTATCATTCCGGTACTCCTTGGTTATGGCCTGTATTACGGGTTGTATTTCGCCTTTCTGTAGTTTTACCAGGAGTTGATGCTATGCCACGTCAGAAAAAACCTACATATGAATGGTTTGAACCGCGCCAGTGTTACCGGAAGCGGATGAAAGATTCCGACGGAAAGTATGTCGCCATATACGGGAAAACACCGGACGAGTTAGCGGAAAAGATCGAAGCAGCAAAGCAGGCAATTAAAAGCGAGTTGTTCAACAGAGAAAACCCGACCTTCAAGGCATACGCTTCTGCTTGGATCGAAACGCACAAGATAAGCCGAGACGATAAAAACGCTTTGGCGAATCATGTTTATCCCGTCATCGGAGATAAATTGATGCGGGAAATATCACCGAACGACATCGGTTCCATTATGAAGCGGCTGGACGGGAAATCGGATTCCCTTCGCAGCAAAATATTGAGCGCCATGCGGCATATTTTTGAGGCAGCGGAAGATGATGGGACGGTGCAGAAAAATCCGTGTTCAAAAATTAAGGCTGGTGGTAAAAAGGCCAAAGAAAAAGATGCCCTAACCGAACAGAAACAGGCCGTTCTTCTCGATGCCGTAAAGGGAACGAGGGCTGATACTTTCGTCCGGCTTGGTCTTTTTACTGGTATGCGGCGCGAAGAAATCCTTGGACTGAAATGGGACAGTGTTCACCTGGATGGAGACGCGCCGTATATTTATGTCAGAAGATCATTGAAATGGGAGAAATGTCGCCCAATCGTTACGGACGCATTAAAAAGCAAAGCGGCATACAGGAAGATACCGATCCCTCCGCAGCTTGTGGATTATCTTAAGCCATTGCAAGGAGAGCCGGATCAATGTGTGGTCGGCGGCAATCCGCTTACTTTCACGCAATATAGAAATTTGTGGAGGATCGTTACCCGCAGGCAAACCGGAGAAACATCCTATCGGAACGAGGAGGGAAAGAGAGTTAAATTCGTTCGCAAGCCGGGAGCGAAAAGCGGCGGCGGTGACTTCCGTTATACAATTGATTTCGCGGTATCCCCTCACCTGCTACGGCACACCTACATCTCCCGGCTGATCCTGGCCGGGGTAGACCTTAAAACGGTGCAATACCTTGCCGGGCACGAAACGCCGGAAATCACTTTGAAGATTTATACCCATCTTATGGGGAAGCAGCCAACGGAGATCATTGGAAAGATTCACATGGCTTTTGGGGTTACAATTGAGGTTACAGACGAAGTCCAAAACGCATCAACTTAG